GCTTGTTGCATAAGCAACAGGAGATGCGAAAACAGTCTGATCAATACGTTCGTGATAATTATGCGTTCGTTTCTGACCCTGATAGCGAATACTATCATACCCTGAAGAATCAAGCCTACCCAATGTTAGAGAGTGTCGTTGGGCCGAACTTTAAGAACCACCCACAGGATATGGTACTCGCAGCTGAGTTAAGCAAAATTATGGTTGATGCAGGTAAATACAATCAACTTATGGGAAACCAACCAGCCCCAAGACAGCAAGCTGTCCCAATGGCAGGAGCGAATCGTCCAGCTAGACAACCGCAGGCTCAGAGCCAACAGACTTATAGTCAAGAGGTTAAGAACCACCGTGGTGCTAACGTGAACGAATTCGCCAAACTCTTGCAACGTAGGGGGATGACTTGGCGACCATAATTTTATAGGAGGGTTTGAGATGGCAGCATTTCAGACTTATACCCAGAAAGGTAATAGAGAAGACCTTCTGGATATTATAGTAAACATCTCACCAACAGAAACGCCCATGCTATCAGGTTTTGGCAAGGGTAAGGCTTCTGGGACTTTGCATGAGTGGATGACCGATTCACTCGCTGCTGGTTCTGACGGGAGAGTAATTGAAGGCGCAGTCTTCACTGCTGTTGCGTTGGCGGCACGGACGAGAGTAGGCAACTACTGTCAGATTAACCGTAGGTCGTTTGAAGTTTCTGATACCTTGGACGCAGTTGATAAGGCTGGCGTAAAAGGTGGTGAGTACGAGTACCAGTTAGCGAAAGCTCTGAAGATTATGGCTACCGATATGGAAGTAGATATCGTTAGTGGTGTTTCTGGTGCTGGTACTACAGCTGCGGCACGTAAATCACGTGGTGTACTTTCTTTCATTTCGTCAAACGTAGAAACAGGATCTGCTACACCGGGTACTCAGGCTTTGACTGAGTCGATGTATAACGATAGCCTGCAAACTATCTTTGATAGTGGTGGAAATCCTGACACGACCTATGCAAATGGGTTTCAGAAACGTCAGATCAGTGCATTCACTGCGAGTCAAACTCGTAACATTGAAGCTTCAAGCAAGAAATTGATTGCAAGCATTGATGTATACGAATCTGATTTCGGTATGCAGCGTATCATACTTGATCGTTATATGACCTCAACGATCATTGCTCAACTCCAGAAGGAAATGTGGAAGATCGCAATGTTGCGACCTGTTAAGCATACTCCTATCGCCAAGGTCGGATCATCTAGGCGAGGCATGACCGAAGCTGAGTGGACTCTTGAGTCTCTCAACGAGGCTGCGTCTGGTAAAATCACGGAGCTTACTACTTCGTAACCTTCGTAACCTTAACGGGGGTCACCTAAAAACTGGCCCCCTTTATTGTATAAAGAAATGGAAAAAGATGACAATGAGATAGGTGATCTAGCTACTAGATTCTCTACTGAAGCTAATCAGTATGCCGTCCAGACTATTCAGAATACTGATCCAGCTGCTCAGGTTGCAAACTTTGAACGTAAAACTGGTGACAACGGATGGACGGATGGACGCAGGATGCGTAAGCGTGGAACGATACCTAACGTCTTTCTCATGCAGGATAAGTACAAAGACATAATGGATGGTGATCAGAAAGCAATGGAGAAGGCAGTTAACAGATTCTTCTTTGACCACCCAGAGTTTAAGACGGATAACGATGGTATAAAGTATTTCTAATGTTAAAGATAACGCAGATTGTTTTAATGTGGGAAGACCAGAAGGCTAAGGAGATCCTCTTTAAACATCTGCATGATCGTCAAAAGAAATATGCAGGAAAGGTGGCCCTAAGCATAGTTGTTATGGGATCTAAGGGAGAGGAGTCAAAATCTTTATGCTCTCCTTGGAACATACATTATGCTGAGCACCCTAATGAGCCATTGTCGGACAAGTGGAATGCAGGGTTTAAGGTGGCTAAGGAAGTATTTGATCCCGACTATTATTTTAGCAGCGACAATATTATGGATGATGTCGCTTTTAATAGTTACCTTGATAAGATAGAAGAAGAGTATAACTTTTTAGGGTTCAGGGATGCTTACATGTTTGATTTAGATAGCGGAGTCACTAAGTATTGGAGGGGTTACTCTAAGGATGATAGAAGGTATTCACGAATTGTTTATGGTTTAATGTTTAGCAAGGCGGTAGTGGAGGATATGAACTTCCAGTTAACCACACCGGGGAGTGACGTTACATCCTACAGACGGTATACTTCTAACGGAGATGACATCATGAGTAGGGTTTACGATGTGGATTTCTTAGACCCATGCGGGTTCCATGTTGGTATAGACGGGATCTTCTTTGAGCTTAAAAGTAAGTCGTCATTAAATAATATTGAATTGTTCCATTCTTATGGGCAACTACCTAAAGAAGCGATGACGTTCTTGAGATGCTAATGTTGCCCAAAGAAGATATAAATGTTTGTGGTGTTGTAAGGGACAATGGAGCTTGTGGTATCTATAGGATCACTCAACCATTGACGTTCCTTAATGAGATTGATGGTTACGATACAGCTCTTGGTGGTGTTGACTGTCATGACTCTGATTTGTTTGAGTTGCTTCAGGAGGCTGACATTGTATTTATGCCAAGAGCTTGTAGCGAAAAGATGTTATCTCTGATCATTAACTTAAAGAATCATAAGTCTGTCCCCAAGAAGATAATTATAGATCACGATGACAATATGTTCAACTTGAACCCGCTTAGTCCACACTATATGGATATGGGAGTGGAAGATGTAACTGTTAGGGTTGATGGTAAGGATGTACAGATCTGGAAAGACGGAACGTGTGAGTTTGATATAGACAGGAACAAGAAGAAGACTGAGTTTGCTAAGGAATGTTTGCGACAAGCAGATGCGTTAACTACTACTACTCAAGAGCTTGCAGATTTCTATAGCGAGTACAACTCTAACACTTATGTGCTTCCCAACTTGCTTAACTTTGACCACTGGATTCCCAAGAAGTTTGTCAACGATGGTTTTACAAGGTTGACTTGGCATGGAGGCTCATCACATTATCATGACTTGGTAGAGGTTGCTCCATTAATAAAGAATCTTTTAAAGAAGCATAAGAAACTCAAGCTTGAGATTTGTGGGCAAGAGTTCAAAGGTCTGTTCAGGGATGTAAAACAAGGGCAGCATTTTCATCATCATTGGGTACATACTTATGCGCACCCATACAAGCAGGCATTGATTGATTCTGACGTAGCTATTATTCCATTGCGAGATGATCTCTTTAACAGGTGCAAGAGTCCTATTAAATGGATAGAGTATTCAGCGTTAAAAGTACCATGTGTTATGAAAAACATTCCACCGTATTCAAATGTGGTGGAACATGGAGTTACAGGGATGCTGTACAACACGCTGGAAGAGGCTGAAACTTTTTTAGAGTATCTCATCACGCACCCTATGGAGAGGGGCAAGATGGGAAAGAATGCATATAACGAAGTACATGAGAACCATGACGCAAAAACTCAGGCAAAGCTCTGGGGCGATGTGGTGACTAAGGTGATGGAGGGGAAATGAGTCTAGCTACAATTAGAAATCCAATACTGCGTGACCTTGGTCTTGACTCTTCGTCAAGCCTTGTTAACGATGCTAAGCAACGCATCCTTGATTATATTAATGAGGGGATACAGGAGTTAAATATTCTTGGAGGATTTGAAATCCTTAAGACTGAGGCTTCTGTTACTCTTGCTACTGATACCGCTGACTACAGCTTGGCTACTGATTGTGATGTGACAGGTGTGGTAGGGGAAAGGTTCTACATAGATTCTGACGATGCTATTGTATATAAGGCAAGGACTAATCAGATTTTTCAAAATGCAGAGCTACGTAACAACGGTGGGCTACCTACATTATGGGTGCCATTTGGAAAGAATAGTTCCCAAGTAAGCCAGATCAAAGTTGATCCCGTTCCAACGTCTAGTGAAAACGCCAAGGTGATGACTTACTGGTATCAGAAAGAGTTGTCTGATTTGGCTTCTGACTCTGATACTACTCCTCATCAGGAAGTAATTCTACGACATATAGCTAAGGCAAAGTATGCTGAGTACGATATGGATTTTGCTAAGCGTGACCGTGAAATGAATTTAGCGAACGTGTTGCTTGGTAAGGTTCAGGCCCAGAACCGTGGGTCTAAAAGGTTCACCCCGTTAACTAGGAAAAATTATAATAAGAAATACATGACTGTTGTTGGGAGCTACTAATGCCTCTTAAGCAAAAGATTTTTGAATCAAACAACAAGGGCTTGTTTGATATTGCGGTGGGGGAGGGGAACATATCGGTTGACTTTGCTACAGAGTTGCAGAACGCACGAGTTGCACTTAATGGTGAGGTCAGCAAACGTAGAGGTCGTAGCTTTTATAACTTATTAGCTGCCCAACATGCTGCTGGCAATACTATAGATACTTATGCTACTGGCAATCAAAACTCTACGTATGCTGTATACAATGGTAACAACGAGCAGATAGGTTTTGCTCTTACTCTCGGCTCCGAACAAAAAGTACAGGGAGTACAGTTCTATTTAAGCAAGACGGGTTCTCCAACTGGTGGCATGAGAGCGCAGATATTTGCAAGCACGGGTACTGTTGGTAGTACCGCTGTCCCAACCGGGGCGGTATTAGCCTCCTCTATAGCAGGAGAAAACAATCCTGCTGACTTGACAGGCTCTCTTGTTGTTAAAGAGTTTACGTTTGAGCCGCCATACACGGTTAGTGCTGGTGATATATGCATATTGCTTGAGTACGATGGTGGAGATGCAAGTAATGCTGTCAACGTGGGTTCAGATTCAAGCCCTGCTGGTGGGCACAATACATTTGCAACAGACTCAAAGGATAGTGGTTGGGCTGCTGACACAAGTGAAGACTTAATCTATGCTTTGATTTCTGCTGGGCCAACTTGCAACATGCTTGCTGTATATGAGGGTGATTACCCCGGCACGTTTGAGGTTCTAGGGCAGTTCGACACAAGGTTATTAAGGTATACGTCTTCTACAAGTGCATTTGATGTAGTAGTACAGACAGGGCTTACTGTTGACAGGCCACTTAATTGGGCTATGTTCAGCAATAAGATGATACTTACTAATGGAATTGACAATCCGTTTAAATATGGATACACACCGAAGCCTGCAGCTCCGACCACTGGCACTACTACTTCCGGTGCTAAGTCTGGGAGAACGTACTTTGTTGCAGTTACTTATGTTACAGCAAACGGGGAGTCCGTACCTAGCGAAGAGACAGCACGGTTGGTGGATGCAGGCGATTTACTTACTGTTACTGCTTTAGGAGCTTTACAGGGAGCGACAGGATGGAATGTTTATTATCACACAGCATCAGGTGCGTTAAAGTTACAGAATGCTTCTCCGCTTACTCTTGGAGTTAACCATACTGAGACAACTGGTGCATTAAATGATGGTGCATTACCACCATCTGTGCATACTGGATGGTACGCAATAAATTTACTGGATAGTCCACCGAAGGGCAAGTATGTATTTGCATTAAACAACCGTGTTTGGATAACTGGTGTCCCTAACAGAAAAACAAAGTTTACAGGGTCTGCAGTAGATGATGAAGATGATTGGACTACTGGGTCGGACTTTGTTGATATCGACTTGGCTGCTGTACTGGCTCGTGGTGACACTATTACTGGGCTTAATAGGCTTGGTCAAACCAATGCGTTGATAGTTGGACTAAAGAATCATATAGTAACATATACGGTACCTGCTACGTTCTCCGATATATCAATAGACAAGACAGTGTTTAACACTGGTAACATGAGTCATAGGGCTATGGAGGAGGTAGGGTTAGATAACTACTTGGTTGAGGTTGAAGGATTAAACTCAATGAAGAATGAGTTGATCATCCAAGGGCTACGTACTAAGAAGCTAAGTGACAATATAAGAGACAGGTTAAATCCTTTGCTTGACGCAGTAACTAACGAGGATGAAGTCAATGTTGTCAATCATAAGAAAGAGAATGAGTTCTGGATTAACATTCCATCCATAAGCAGGCGTTTTATTTATGACTATGAAATAAAAGCGTGGATGGAGGACAGAGGGGTAGAGATTTATCAGTCTGTTCGTACTCCAGACAATGAGATATTGAGTGCTGGCCCATACGGTAGAGTATCAAGAGAGTATGTTAACGCTTCTGGAGTTAACGTATATGGGGATGGGCAGAATAGCACCAATGTAGTATGGCAGTGGGACACACCTTGGTTGTGGTTTGATAATGTTAGTGCTAAGAAGATGTTTAAGTACTTTCAGTTTAAGGGCAGTGGGTCTGCTGGATTGTTTAACTTGGATGTCTTCTTTGATTTTGAGACTTCATCTTATAAAACATTTTACCTGCAAATGATGTTTAGTGAATGGGATGTATCTGAGTGGGGGGGAGCATACTGGGATTTCCCAGATGTGAACAAGGTTCTTATACCAATGATAGGTATGGGCAGAGCGATTAAGTTTTCTTTTTCAGCTGACAATAAGACAGACTTAAGCATCGCATTTTATGGTGTAAAATATTCAACTGCAGGGTTTAGAGCTAACGATTAATAACTTAAGGAGAGTAAGATGACAACTGTAACTCAAACAGGTTCCTATACTGACACGAGGCGTGAAGGTACAGGCAAAGCACCTTGGGGTGCAAACTTAGATCCAGATTTGAATTCGTCTGACATTCAGTCTGATATATCTGGGATTATAGCGGAGCTTAATGTATCACAGAAGACGGATGAGATTCCTTCTTTAACTTCAACAGCCGTTCTTAGTGGTGCGGGTGCTGTTCCTATTACGGCAGCTATTGCAGAGTGTACTTCTACTAGTACGGATGCGTGGACTCTAGCTGATGGCGCAGAAGGACAGCATCTATTTGTTGTAATGGTTACAGATGGTGGCACTGCAACTCTTACTCCTTCTAACGCTGGCGGTTGGACTACGCTTACCTTTGCTGACGCTGGTGACTCTGCTCACTTGATGTTCACGAATGGTAATTGGTACCTAGTTGGTCAGGGTGGATTAACAACTGGCCCATTGACTGCATAATATAACGGAGTTTAAGGGATGGCAACATTAACAAGACTACATGACTTTGAGACTGATCGTGATGCGACACCTCCGGTAGCCATTAGTGCTACCAAGGTGGACGCAGAACTTGACCAGATCTTAACGGAGACGAATGCTGCAGACGTTCGCCTTGATGCTATTGAGGCAGCTGGATTCGTAACCACTGCTCGTCTTGCTGACGATGCGGTAACTGGGGCTAAGATAAGTTTTATTGACGACAGTATTGCTGTTACCGATAAGGCTTTTATGATTGCTGATGGTACTGATTACAGTGCTTTCGTCTTCAGTGGTGATGTTGCAGTTAGTAACGCAGGTGTTGCTTCTCTTGCAGATAACTCTGTTGACACAGCAGAGTTGGTTGACGATGCGGTAACCCCAGTAGAGGCCAGTTTCGTTGATGACTCATTGGCAGCTACCAGCGCACACATGTTGGTAGGCAACGGTAGTGTATTCACTAATGTCATCATGTCTGGTGATGCTACCATGACAAGTGCTGGTGTAGTCACCATTGGTTCTTCAGCAGTAGCCACAGCAGACATCATAGATGATGCTGTTACTGGCCCTAAGATTAGCTTTATTGATGACAGTATTGCTGTAACAGATACAGCATTCATGATAGCTGATGGTACTGACTATAGTGCCTTCGCTCTTAGTGGGGATGCAACTTGTAGCAACGCTGGTGTGGTTGCTATTGGAAGCGATGTTATAGTTAATGCCGATGTTAATTCGTCTGCTGCGATAGCGTATTCAAAATTAAACTTAACTGGTTCAGTAGTAAGCGCAGACATTGTAGCTGGGACTATTGTTGACTCTGATGTTAATGCAAGCGCAGCTATTGCAGCGACAAAGATTCATAATGGTACTATTAGTAATACGGAGTTTGGTTATCTAAATGGGTTGACCAGTAATATCCAGACACAGATTGACGGTTTTTCTGCTGGTACTGTTTCTACTATTGATGATGATAATTTTACGCTTCAAGATAACGCTGATACAACTAAGGATGCTCAGTTCCAATGTTCAGGTATTACTACTGGAACGACTAGGACATTTACGTTCCCTGATGCATCAGGTGTTTTAACATTAGCTGATAACACGCAGACTCTTTCTAGCAAGACTCTTACGAGTCCCGTATTAAATGGAACGCTGTCAGGAACAGCATTCTTGGATCAGGACACATTGTCTGATGATTCTGCAATAGCTGTAGCATCACAGCAATCAATCAAAGCTTATGTTGATAGCCAATCCCATAGTTCTGTTACGGCTGGGTTTGTTGTCGCTATGGCAGCAGGAATATAGGAGAGAAATATGGCACAAGATTTTGAGATGTTTACAACGAAGGTTACTACAGCTTCTACTAAAACACCTATTAGTGATGCTACCAATTCGGATGACATGCTCGTTGGGATACGTTGTTGCAATATTGTAGCCACTTCTATCCTTGTAGATGTTTATGTTACAAGATCAACTGTTGATTATTACGTGGCTAAGAATGTACCAATTCCAGCAGGCGGTCAGTTTGAATTTATAGACGGTGGGGCTAAGTTCATTGTTGTGAGTGGTGACCAGCTTAATGCTGAATGTGATACAACGAATGGCTGTGACTTTATTGTCAGCCGTATTGATGCAATTAGTACATAAGGGGATATTATGGGTGGATTAGGAAATATACCTTCAGGGTTGTATGAGAGTAGCTTGTTTGAGGACTTAGGTTCCGTCTCAGGCACTACTCATTCTATGACACACCCTGTAGCTAATGTTAATGACATCATAGTTGTTATCAACAATGTAATACAGGAACCAACTGCAGCTTATACTGTGTCAGGGACTACGCTTACTACAGCTACTTTGTCCTCTGATGAGGTGTATATATACTATCTTGGTCTTGCAAGACAGACTGTGACACCGGGTACAAGCACAGTTACTAATGCGATGAT